TACAGTACTTTTTTCATCATAATTTCCCTTCATTGAATGAATGGAGATTTACCCAAAAGAATTTCGGGCGCTACCGAGTATACACAACCAAAGCAGGCGGATTATGTCCGGGAGAAATAACAGCGAGGTTTTAGGATAATTAAACTTTAAAGAAGTAACGCCTACATCATTTAATTAACAAACAAATAAAATCAATAAGTTAAAATTAAACTAAAAGACATCGACATCCGTATAATCTGAAAATAACGCAGAGTGATTTTCTGGTTATTCCTTATTTTAGGATTAAGCTCAATATAAAATTGTGGGGATAAAGACGGACAAGCGGAATTATCTTATAAAAAAAGCCGATGTGAATATCGGCCTTTTTATTATCTTATTCTCTTTTTGCCGGATGGCGGCGAAACGCCTTACCCGGCCTACAGACGCTATGCATTACGTAGACCGGATAAGCGCAGTGCCATCAGGCGCGCCAGGCTTTATAACGGTTAATCAGACCGTTGGTAGAGCTATCATGGGACGAAATAGCTTTATCATCGCCCAGCTCCGGCAGAATACGGTTAGCCAACTGTTTACCCAACTCAACGCCCCACTGGTCGAAAGTAAAGATGTTCAGGATGGCGCCCTGCGTAAAGATTTTATGCTCATACAGCGCAATCAGCGCGCCCAGGCTGAACGGCGTAATTTCGCGCAGCAGGATAGAGTTGGTCGGGCGGTTGCCTTCAAACACTTTGAATGGCACAACGTGTTCAAGCTGCGCCGGATCTTTACCCTGATCGCGATATTCCTGCTCAACCACCTCGCGGGATTTACCAAACGCCAGCGCTTCGGTCTGCGCGAAGAAGTTAGACAGCAGCTTCTGATGATGATCGGATAGCGGGTTATGGGTGATAGCCGGGGCGATAAAGTCACACGGCACCATTTTAGTACCCTGGTGAATCAATTGATAAAACGCGTGCTGACCGTTGGTGCCTGGTTCGCCCCAGATAATTGGGCCTGTCTGGTAATCCACGGCGTTGCCGTTACGGTCAACGTATTTACCGTTGGATTCCATGTTGCCCTGCTGGAAGTAGGCGGCGAAACGGTGCATATACTGGTCGTACGGCAGAATGGCTTCGGTTTCCGCGCCGAAGAAATTGTTGTACCAGATGCCAATCAACGCCAGCAGAATGGGTAGGTTTTTCTCCGCCGGAGTGGTGGAGAAATGCTTGTCCATCGCGTGCGCGCCGGAAAGCAGCTCGACAAAGTTGTCGAAACCGACGGACAGAATAATGGACAGCCCGATGGCAGACCACAGCGAGTAACGACCGCCGACCCAGTCCCAGAACTCGAACATATTGGCCGTGTCGATACCAAATTCGCCGACCGCTTTGGCGTTGGTGGAGAGCGCAGCAAAGTGTTTCGCCACGTGTTTTTCATCGCCTGCAGTTTTCAGGAACCAGTCGCGCGCGCTGTGGGCGTTGGTCATGGTTTCCTGGGTGGTGAAAGTTTTAGAAGCGACCAGGAACAGCGTGGTTTCCGGGTTCACTTTTTTCAGCACTTCAGCGATGTGGGTGCCATCAACGTTAGAGACGAAGTGCATGTTCAGATGGTTTTTATACGGACGCAGCGCTTCGGTCACCATGAACGGGCCGAGGTCGGAACCGCCGATACCGATGTTCACCACGTCGGTGATGGCCTTACCGGTGTAGCCTTTCCACTGACCGGAGATAATCGCTTGCGAGAAAGTTTTCATTTTCTCAAGCACGGCGTTCACTTCCGGCATCACATCTTTGCCGTCCACAATGATCGGCGTATTGCTACGGTTACGCAGCGCCACGTGCAGCACGGCGCGGTCTTCGGTGCGGTTGATCTTCTCGCCGGAGAACATGGATTTAATCGCGCCGGCCAAATCGGTCTCTTTCGCCAGATCCTGTAATTTTGCCAGCGTCTCTTCGGTGATGCGGTTTTTGGAGAAATCCACCAGCATCAGATCGTCAAACGTCGCGGAAAATTTAGCGAAACGGTCGCTATCGTTCGCGAAAAGCTCAGCGATCGTAACGTCTTTCATTTCATCGTAGTGTTTCTGGAGCGCCTGCCAGGCAGAAGTCTGCGTTGGATTGATGTTTTTCATTAGCAATACTCTTCTGATTTGAGAATTGTGACTGGGATCGATTGTAACGCCAGTCACAGAAAAGTGTGATTGTTTTAGTGCCGTTGCCCCAGGCACTGTCGAATGAGGATAAAAAGTATATACCCTAAATAATTCGAGGTGCAGAAAGGCGGCAAATGGGTATCGGGGTTATAAGCGCTGTTACTGAGCCTAAACTCAGCATAAAAAATCCGCATAATCCCAACGTTGACAGTCCAGGCCACAACTTTTATTTATAAATACGTTACTTGCATTTGCGCCTGCACCGGTTTCTGTTCTGCCCTTGTGCCATGGTCGCGTTTTTCATTTCCTGACACGAGGTTGATATGACAGAGATCGTTGTTTCCAAATTTGGCGGTACCAGCGTCGCCGATTTTGACGCCATGAACCGTAGCGCGGATATCGTACTTTCCGACGCCAATGTTCGTTTAGTCGTGCTTTCCGCGTCTGCCGGCATCACTAATCTGCTGGTGGCGCTGGCCGAAGGGATGGAGCCCGGCGAACGTTTCGCTACGCTCGACGCCATCCGTAAAATCCAGTTCGATATTCTTGATCGTCTGCGTCATCCGAATGTCATTCGCGAAGAGATTGAACGCCTGCTGGAAAACATCACTATTCTGGCGGAGGCGGCATCGCTGGCGACATCGGCAGCCCTGACCGATGAACTGGTCAGCCACGGCGAGCTAATGTCTACCCTGCTATTTGTTGAGATCCTGCGTGAACGCGACGTACAGGCCCACTGGTTCGACGTGCGCAAAGTGATGCGTACCAGCGATCGCTTTGGCCGTGCGGAACCGGACGTCGCAGCGCTTGCGGAACTGGCCGCGCAGCAGTTGCTCCCGCGCCTGAGCGAAACGTTGGTCATTACTCAGGGTTTTATCGGCAGTGAAAGCAAAGGCCGCACCACGACATTAGGCCGCGGCGGCAGCGACTATACGGCAGCGTTGCTGGCTGAAGCACTCCACGCCGCGCGGGTTGATATCTGGACAGATGTGCCCGGTATTTACACCACCGACCCGCGCGTAGTGCCTGTCGCGCAGCGAATTGATGAAATCGACTTTGAAGAAGCGGCGGAGATGGCAACCTTCGGCGCAAAAGTACTGCATCCAGCCACCTTACTCCCGGCCGTGCGTAGCGATATCCCGGTCTTCGTTGGCTCCAGTAAAGATCCGCAAGCGGGCGGTACGCTGGTGTGCAATAAAACCCAAAACCCGCCGCTGTTCCGCGCGCTGGCGCTGCGCCGCAATCAAACGCTATTGACGCTGCACAGCCTGAATATGCTGCACTCACGAGGTTTCCTGGCAGAGGTGTTCGGCATTCTGGCGCGGCATAATATTTCGGTAGATCTGATTACCACTTCGGAGGTGAGCGTCGCGCTGACGCTGGATACTACCGGCTCCACCTCCACGGGCGATACGTTACTGACCCAATCCTTATTGATGGAGCTTTCCGCGTTGTGTCGGGTCGAAGTCGAAGAAGGACTGGCGCTGGTCGCGCTGATTGGCAACAACCTGTCAAAAGCCTGCGGTGTTGGTAAAGAAGTGTTTGGCGTCCTGGAACCGTTCAACATTCGCATGATTTGTTACGGCGCCTCCAGCCACAATCTGTGCTTCCTCGTGCCGGGAGACGATGCCGAGAAAGTGGTGCAAAAGCTACATCAGAACTTATTTGAATAATCGCCCTGACACGGCAGCGGGTGAGCGCTATCAGGCAATACGCTGCCGGATGGCGACGCAGGCGCCTTATCCGGCCTGTCGCAGCTCCCGGCGTATAGCGCTTGTCGCTATACGCCATACCCGATATCGCTTACAGCATACGCCGCTGGTGCTGTTTTTCCGTGTGGACCCGCTTAACGATTTTATAGATCCACTGCAGTGTTAAATTGTACTTTTTGGCCAGCTCCGCATAATTACGCCCATCGCACTCGCTGTAAATCTGATAATCCCGTTCCGAAGCCCGACCAGAGATACCTTTGGGAAAATAAATGCTTTGCCCGCCCCAGTTGCGCATCATTCTGTCAGCAATTGCCTGACCGGCATTTTCGGCTGACGCGCTATCAATATTCATGCTTTCAATAAGCACCTGCGACGCATGAAACGCCAGATCGTTAATAATCTCCGGAAGCCGAACCATTTCTTTTGATTTCTGAATCATATTTTATCTCCATATCCAGCACCATGCTCCCCGTGACGGCACCAAAAAGGGAAGCGTAAAAAACGGTGCAATAACTACCTAACAATATATTCAAAATATATATAAATATTTACTATCAACGGCATTTAATTATAAATTAAAAGAATGTATATATCGTTTTCAATTTATAATATGTATTTATTTTATAGGTGAAGTAAGCCTTCACTGATGTCATCATTTTACACAATACTGTATGCATATACAGTTAATTTTTTGCATTTTTTTCTGCGTTCGATCAAAAAGATCGCTTTCCTCACGATCGCGTGAATTTTTAAACTGACTTTAAAAATCAATAAGATAATTTTAATCAAAGATTATTATGACGCAGCAATACCGCCATCGTAGCCTGCCACAGACACATACTGACTCTCCGCAGGCAGCCTCTACCCCCTGCCCCGAAAGCTTTATTTATTCGTTTATTTGTTGGCATTTGACACCATGCGCTAAACATTTTTTAAAGTTATTTATTAAAGCCCTTTTCGTTCTTCCGCTATGGGGAAAAGCGATACTTCTCTCTCAATTATCAGGAGATAGAGTATGCGAAAAATTATTGTTCCCCGACTTTCCGGCTGGCTGATTGCCTCTGTCGTACTGTTTGCGCTTATCGGCTGGACATCATCAGCGCAAATTCCGGTCGTCATCTATAAACTCAGCCTGGTTTCGTTATCAGCGGTGCTGGGTTACTGGCTCGACCGTAGTCTTTTCCCTTGGGCGCGTCCCGACTCCTTTTGCCCCTGGGAAGAATCGCTGTGCTGCGCCGCGGCGATGATTCGTCGCGCGATCATCGTTGCGGCAATTTGCCTTGCCGTCGCGCTGGGGCTGTAACGATGCGTTATCAATACGTATGCCTGGTCTGCGTTATGACTTTCTTGTCTGCCGAAGCTGCCGAACCGCCGCGCGCTTCTCTGCAATGGCGAAACGAAGTGATTCGTACCGCGCGCGAAATCTGGGGGCTTAACGCCCCCGTTGCTGATTTTGCCGGGCAACTACATCAGGAATCCGGCTGGGCGCCTGACGCCCGTTCCCCGGCGGGCGCGCAGGGGATGGCGCAATTTATGCCTGCAACGGCAAAATGGGTAAGCCAGTTGTACCCAGCGCTTCGCGAGAACAAGCCGTTTAATCCCGCCTGGGCGATACGCGCGCTGGTACAGTATGACCGCCAGTTGTGGAAAAGTGTGTCAGCAAAAAATAGCTGCCAGCGAATGGCTTTCACTCTGAGCGCCTATAACGGCGGGCAAGGCTGGGTTAACAGAGATAAAAAGCTGGCCGCCGCAAAGGGGTTAGATACGTCCATCTGGTTTGAACATGTAGAACGCGTTAACGCCGGGCGCAGCGCCGCAAACTGGCGCGAGAATCGTCACTACCCCAAAGCGATTTTATACCAACATGCTCCCCGTTATTTGCAATGGGGGCAGGCTAGCTGCATTCATTAATCAGAGGGAGTAATGAAACTCAGTATCGATTTTTGGGAAGTCATCTCCCTCTTACTTTCGTTTGTTGGATTAATGTTTGCTGCCGGTAAATTGCTGCTGGCGCAAATTGAAAAACGGCTGAATGAACGTTTTGAAGCACTGGAAGCTGCCCGGCGCGAATCAGAAGCGGGCTGGTCCAGGCTGGAGAGAGAATTTCTGGAATTTCGCGCCGATTTACCGCTGCATTATGTCCGCCGCGAGGATTATCTTCGCGGCCAGGCCGTTTTGGAAGCAAAACTGGATGCGCTATATAGCAAAATAGAACTGATTCAACGAGGGAACCATTAAACAAATCCCCGCCGTTTATACGCCGGGGATTTTTTATTCGTTTTAACTTTTTTCTCTAAAGGAGATTAAAAGATTCCTGATGCCTGATACATCAAAATACGTCTGAACGATAACGAAGAGAGAATATTATCTCTCCCGGTAAATCAAGGAAAGCGTATATGGAAACATTATCTGTTGTACATACCGTGGCGAATAGACTACGTGAATTAAACCCTGATATGGATATACATATTTCATCAACCGATGCGAAAGTATATATCCCAACAGGGCAGCAGGTAACGGTATTAATTCACTACTGCGGTTCGGTTTTTGCCGAACCAGAAAATACGGATGCCACGGTACAAAAACAACTAATCCGGATTTCCGCCACCGTTATTGTTCCGCAAATAAGTGACGCGATAAACGCGCTGGATCGTCTACGTCGCTCGTTGGGGGGCATTGAACTTCCCGACTGCGATCGTCCGCTCTGGCTGGAAAGCGAAAAATATATCGGCGACGCCGCAAACTTCTGCCGTTACGCCCTGGATATAACCGCCAGCACCCTATTTATCGCGGAACAGGAAAGCAAGGATTTACCCCTGCTTACAGTCGTTAATTATGAGGAAATTCAATGAAATATATCTATAGTGGCCCGGCAAGCGGCGTCACGCTCGCCGACGGTCAGGAAGTCTTACTGTGGCCCAATAGCGAAATCTCGCTGCCGGAAGATAACGAGTGGGTAATCACCATGATTGCCCGCCGTCACCTGGTGCCAGTGGTTACGCAAGAAGTAGAAACTAATGAAGAGGAAATTGTCCATGGCAGCTAATTACCTGCACGGTGTAGAGACCATTGAGATCGAAACCGGCCCACGTCCGGTTAAGGCGGTTAAATCTGCGGTTATTGGTCTGATCGGCACCGCGCCATGCGGCCCGGTTAACCAGCCAACGCTGTGCCTTTCTGAAAGCGACGCGGCGCAGTTTGGCCCAGGTCTGGCGAATTTCACCATCCCGCAGGCGCTGAAGGCGATCTACGATCACGGCGCAGGGACGGTCGTGGTGATTAACGTGCTGAATCCGGCGGTACACAAAAGTACCATTCCCAGTGAAACCGTGAAGGTTGATGACAACGGTCAGATTCAACTCAAGCACGGGGCCGTGCAAACGATAAACATTGGCCGCAGCACGAACGCCGGAAACGCTTATATCAAAGGCACCGATTACACCATTGATATGCTGACCGGTAAAATCACCTGTATGGGAACCAACCTGAAACCCGGCGTTCAGGCCTATGTAAATTATACTTACGCGGACCCCACCAAAGTGACTGCCGCCGATATTATTGGCGCGGTAAACACCGCGGGTGACCGTACCGGCATGAAGCTGTTACAGGACACCTGGAACCAGTTTGGTTTTTACGCAAAGATCCTGATTGCGCCGGTCTTTTGTACGCAAAACTCGGTCGCCGTTAAGCTTATCGCTCAGGCAGAAGCGCTGGGAGCCATTACCTACATTGATGCGCCCATCGGCACGACTTTCCAGCAGGTTCTGGCAGGGCGCGGCCCGCAGGGGGCGATTAACTTCAATACCAGTTCCGATCGCGCGCGTCTGTGCTATCCGCACGTTAAAGTGTACGACAGCGCGACGAACAGCGAAGTCCTGGAGCCGCTCTCCTCCCGCGCCGCTGGCCTGCGTGCCAAAGTGGATCTGGAAAAAGGCTTCTGGTGGAGCAACTCCAATCAGGAAATTCAGGGCATTACCGGCGTAGAGCGCTCGCTGTCAGCGATGATCGACGATCCGCAAAGCGAAGTGAATCAACTGAACGAAAACGGCATCACCACCGTCTTCAACAGCTATGGCTCCGGTTTGCGCCTGTGGGGCAACCGTACCGCTGCCTGGCCGACGGTTACTCATATGCGTAACTTTGAGAACGTGCGTCGTACCGGCGATGTAATCAACGAATCCATCCGCTATTTTAGCCAGCAATACATGGATATGCCGATAAACCAGGCGCTGATCGACGCGCTAACCGAATCGGTGAACACCTGGGGCCGCAAGCTGATTGCCGACGGCGCGTTGTTGGGCTTTGAATGCTGGTACGACCCGGCGCGTAACGAACAGACTGAACTGGCAGCCGGGCATCTGTTGCTGAGCTACAAATTCACCCCGCCGCCGCCGCTGGAACGTCTGACGTTTGAAACCGAAATTACCTCTGAATATTTAGTTTCTCTGGAGAGCAATCGCTAATGGCTGGAAAAATTCAAATTAACCGTATTACCAACGCCAATATTTATCTTGATGGTAATAATCTTTTAGGTCGCGCGAGTGAAATTAAACTGCCTGATATCAGCATGATTATGCAGGAGCATAAAGCGCTGGGGATGGTCGGTAAAATTGAGCTGCCTGCCGGTTTTGACAAACTGGAAGGTGAAATTAAATGGAACTCGTTTTACCACGACGTCATGCGTAAAACGGCAAACCCGTGGCAGGCGGTGGCATTGCAGTGCCGCTCCAGCATCGATTGTTATAACTCGCAGGGTAAAGCGGATCAGTTAGCGCTGGTGACGCATATGACCGTAATGTTTAAAAAGAACCCGCTGGGAACGTTTAAACAGAATGAAAACCCGGAATTTAGCAGCGCCTTCGGCTGCACTTATATTAAACAGGTGGTTGACGGTGAAACGCTTCTTGAACTGGATTATCTGGCGAATATTTTCCGCGTAAATGGCGCGGATCAATTAAATGCCTACCGCAATAATATTGGCGGTTAATTACTTCGGGGCTACGGCCCCGAATTTAACACGACGAATAAGGACTACACCATGAACGAAAAATATACCCTGCAATTCCCGTTTACCTCCGCCACCGGGGAACGTATCGACGTTCTGCAATTACGTCGCCTGAAGGTAAAAGATATGCGCGCCGCGCGCCGCGCCAGCGATAAACCGGAAGAGTGGGATGAGCCGCTGATGGCGGCTATGACCGGGCTGGTAACCGAAGATCTGGCGGAAATGGATCTGCTGGACTATCAGGCATTGCAGAAACGATTTCAGGCCATGCTTAGCATGGCTACAGAACCCACAGCAACTGTGGCAGGCAATGGCGCTGCTGGCGAGGTGGTTTCGCTTTCCGCCCAGTGAAATTGACGCGCTGTCGGTTGACGATTTTACCTGCTGGCTGGACGAAGCCAGCGCGCAAATTAAACACGAATACGACTCGCAGGCTTAATGCCTGTGGGTTTCCAGACCCAAGCCCGGTTCACTCCTTCCCTGTCCTTTTTCCGGCAAGCAGCCTGTTACCGGGCAACTTATACGAGACACTATTTTGGCCAACGACATTATTACTCAGCTTCAGGCGCGTAATGAGACGTTGACGCAGGCAATAGCCCGTTACGGCTCACTCAACGCCAGCACGCTGCACACGCTCAGCTTTGAGCAAACAAAAATCACCCGGCTTACGCAACAGCTCGCTAACTCCGCCCTTCGCCGGGAAGAGAACGATAAACAGCGCGCCGGGTTGCTGGAAAAAACACAAACGTTCGCCGGACAGCTCGGCAAGCTCCTGAACGTTGAGACTCCCGACTGGAAGCTGCCTTACGAATTTCAGGGCAACATGGTCGATATGGCGGCGAAAGGCGGCATGGATAACACCGCGCGGGACGCCCTGAGCCTGAATATCCGCGACTGGAGCCTTGATTTCAATCAGGATCAAAAAGATCTGCAAAGCGCCGCCGCCACGATGATCGAAGGCGGCGTCAGCGCATTGCAGGATCTTAGCCGCTACATGCCCGATATCGCCAAAGCCGCAACCGCCTCCCGTGACAGCGCGCAAAGCTGGGCGCAGGCGGCTCTGGCCACTCGCAACAAACTGAACATCGCCCCTGACGACTTCCGTTTTGCGCAAAATATGCTGTACAGCGTGGCAAAAAGCGGCGGCGGCTCCGTTGCAGAACAAACCCAGTGGATTAACGCCTTTGCCGGAAAAACCGGCGCTCAGGGGAGGGAAGGCATTGCGGAACTGACCGCAACGATGCAAATCGCCATGAAAAACGCTCCTGACGCAGGCGCGGCGGCAGCGAATTTCGACCATTTCCTGAAATCCGCCTTCTCGAAAGAGGCGGACAGTTGGTTTGCCCGCCAGGGCGTGGATCTTCAGGGATCGCTGCTGGAACATCAGCAAAACGGGATCGGCGTGACGGAAGCGATGACCCACATCGTGCAGATGCAACTGGAGAAAATGAACCCGCAGATCCTCGACACCTTCAGGCAAACCATGAAGATTGAGGATCTTTCCGCGCGCGGCGACGCGCTACAGGCCATGACGGAGAAATTTAACCTCGGCGCGATGTTCGGCGATGCGCAAACGCGGGATTTTCTCGCCCCGATGCTGGCGAATATGGACGAATATCGCCAGCTAAAAGCCTCCGCAATGCAGGCGGCGGGGCAACATTTTATCGATGATGACTTCGCCGCGAAAATGACATCGCCCGGAGAACAGACCAAAGCGTTACAACTTTCACTTAACGATCTGTGGCTGACCGTCGGCCTGGAACTGATGCCCGCCATTGGCGAACTGGCGCAAAGCATCACGCCGCTGGTGCGGCAGTTCAGCGCCTGGCTGCGGGAAAATCCGGCGCTGGTGCAAGGGGTCGCTAAAGTCGTTAGCGTTATCTGGCTGTTCAACGGGGCGCTGAATATTCTCAGGCTGGGAGCAAACCTCATTGCGTCACCGTTTATTCGCCTGATCGATATCTTCCTGAAGGTCAAAGCCGGTCTGGCGCTGGGCGGCGGCAGTCGAGCGCTGTCGGTTCTGAAATCGTTTGGCAACGGTGCGAAAAGCCTGACGATGCTGCTGGGAAACGGCCTGATAAAAGGGCTACGGCTGGTCGGCCAGACGTTTATCTGGCTGGGTCGGGCGCTGCTGATGAACCCTGTCGGCCTGACTATCACCGCTATCGCAGGCGCCGCCTATTTACTTTATCGCTACTGGGAACCGATTTCTGGTTTCTTTGCCGGAGTCTGGGAACGCATCAAAACCGCCTTTGACGGAGGCATTGCCGGCGTCACGCGTTTGATTCTCGACTGGTCGCCGCTGGGGCTGTTTTACCGCGCCTTCGCCAGCGTACTGGACTGGTTTGGCATTGAACTCCCCGCCAGCTTCAGCGAATTTGGCGGCAATATTCTCGATAGCCTGATCAACGGCATTCTGAATGCGCTTCCTTTCCTGAACGGGGCGATTGAGAAGATAAAAGCGCTGATCCCCGACTGGGCGAAAAGCGCGCTGGGCATCAGCGCTGAAATGCCGTCTGTCGCCGCCGCCGTCCCCGGTATTGCCGGAACAATGGTCGCGCAACAGGCCAGCGAGCCGCTGGTATCGGGAGCGAAAGCGGTGACAACCTCGGCCAAAACGATGGCCTCGCCGCAGCCTGTGAAGACGAAAAGCGCCGCCACGCCGCCGACGCCAGCCGCGCTTCCCGGCAAAG